GGCGGATTGAGTCGTACGGCAACGGCGGCTCTCCGTCAATTATTAGACGCAGGAACTTTATCAAACTTACCAGCAGGGTTTAAACAAAGAGGGGTTAGAGTTAGAGATGAAGCCTCACCAATACAACCAGGTGAATTTAAAGATGTAGATGCACCAGGTGGTAATTTAAGAGATGCATTTTTTCCACTACCATACAAAGAGCCATCTCAAACATTATTAAATCTTTTAGGTATTGTTGTTAATGCAGGACAAAGATTTGCAGCGATCGCTGATATGCAAGTTGGTGATGGTAATCAACAAGCTGCGGTTGGAACTACGATTGCATTGTTAGAACGTGGTTCGAGAGTTATGAGTGCAATACACAAAAGATGTTATGCAGCGATGAAAGCTGAATTTAAATTGTTGTCAAAAGTTGTGTCACAATATTTACCACCTGAATATCCATATGATGTTGTTGGTGGTGCAAGAAATATTAAGCAAACAGATTTTGATGATAGAGTAGATGTAATTCCTGTAGCTGACCCTAATATTTTTTCAATGTCGCAAAGAATTACTTTAGCACAAACACAATTACAAATAGCAACATCAAATCCGCAAGTACATAATATGTATCAAGTGTATAGAACAATGTATCAAGCAATCGGTGTAAAAAATATCGATGCAGTATTACCACCACCTGCACCTATGGCGCCAATGGATCCAAGTTTAGAGCATATTAATGCTTTAGCTGGTAAACCTTTTCAAGCTTTTCCAGGTCAAGACCATAGAGCACACATTACAGCTCACTTAAATTTTATGTCAACTAATATTGTAAGAAATAATCCTGCAGTTATGGCAGCAGTACAGAAAAATATTTTAGAACATATTAGTTTAATGGCACAAGAACAGGTACAATTAGAGTTTAGAGAGCAAATGCAACAGATGATGATGATGCAACAACAAGCAGCAACAAATCCACAGGTACAAGCACAGCTTCAAGCACTAACAAATCAAGTTGAAGCAAGAAAAGCTATCTTAATTGCAGAAATGACAGAAGAATACATGAAGGAAGAGAAACAAATTACGTCACAATTTGATAATGATCCTCTTTTAAAACTAAAATCACGTGAAGTTGACCTACGTGCGATGGAAAATGAGCGTAAAAAACAAAACGATGAAGCAACTCAAGATCTAAACAGAGCAAAATTAATGCAGGCTCAAGAAATTTCTGAAGATAAAATGGATCAGAACGAAGATTTAGCAAAATTACGGGCTGGAGTTAGTCTTGCAAAGTCAGGAATTAACAAAGCAGCTGTTGTAATGGACGATAATTAATGTTAAGGAGATAATATTATGATGAACTATAAAAAAGCAAAGCAAATTAACATTCCGGAGCAGAATAAGGAAGTAGATCCAAGATCTAAGACTACTGCTGATGGTGCTTTCAACTATATTCCTACAGGAGACAAGGAAAAAGTTAGAGGAACTAAAAGAATGTTAGCTGAAAAGAAAAAAGAAGCTACTTGGTATTAAATTATGTGGTTATCGGCGATAAAATTAGCCGTTTCTGCTGGAAGTAAAATTTATGCTAACAAGCAGAAGACGAAAATGGCAATGTCAGATGCACAATT